CCCATCATAATATACAGGAGGGGTTAATTCGTGTCCTTGGTCATCATAAGTTGCAGGTATCTTAACTACCTTTCCTATATTAACTACTGCCTGAGTACCATTAATATACTGCATAGATGTAACACCCTCTTCGGTTACTTCTTTCCATACACCTTGACTAACTAAATAGTCAAATCCCTCTTGTTCTGTTGGAAAATTTGTTTTGTAAATATTCATTTTTTTATTTATTTATATTTTTACTCTTGTTGTTATTATAGGTGTAATTGTTACTCTTAACTTGTTAATGCTATCAATTCTTGGTCTGTTAATCTTGTGTTATATACTCTTAAATCTTTTGTTCTGCCTTCAAATACACCTGTATTATTACCTCTTGAAAATTTTAAGCTACTTAAAGAAACAGGCATTGTTGTAGTTGTACTTGTTATTACTTGAGTACCATTTACATAAAAAGCACTATCCCCACTTTTGTAAGCAAAAGCCACTTTAACATAATCATCAGTATCAAAAGCAGTTGTTCCTCCACCAATAGGTTGTGTTCCTCCACTTCTTAAATAATATTCTATTCTATCTTGTGTTGTAAATCTGATTATCACTTCATTATTAGTAGTATTATCACTTAATGAAAGTCCTGTATAAGTACCTTGTGTATTTATTTTAGCTTCAAAAAACATTGTCCCCTCTGTTTGTCCTATAACACCATCTGGTACAGTTTGACTACAACTATCAGCCAACCTTGTTACTGCTGAACCGTTAGTTGGTATGTACGAAGAAACGTAATTTTCTTCCACTTGAGAACCCCAAAGGTAAACTCCATCAGTACTATTATTTGTACAAACAGAAGAACCATTAGCATCACTAAAATAAACTCCTGTATAATTATAATTTACAGAAGTTAAATGACTGCTAATAGAACATCTAAACCAACCATTACCATAATCTTCAATAGTTCCAACTGAATTTGCTTCTTGCGTACCAACAACTCCATTTATAACATCAAACCAAACTGATTTAAAACCTGATGGGTCTAGTAAATAAATCCATTGCCAATTGTTTGATTTTACAAACACACTGTTTATGCGTTCAGAAGTAGATAATCCACTTGTAACTTTATCTATCCCAACAGAAAATTTAGTTGTACCAGAAGCATTAGGGTAAATTAAATCAGCATTTAAAGTACCATCAAGCGAAATACTCGCATTACTCGAAACTGTTGTAGAACCTTTACCCCAATAAGCATCTGCAAAATCTTCTGAATAAGTAACTAGGTTAGTCCTTTGTGGCTCAAGTTTTAAAGCACCTTGTGTATTACCTAAAAAATCTATTCTAGGTATTCCATTGCCTACTGTTTCTATTAACCCTGCTTTGTTTACAACTGTTCCACTACTTGCTCTTGTGAAATCAAAGGGCAGAGGCTTGTAGTTGTCATTCTCGTCATTGTAGGCTAAGGTACTACCCTCTTTTGTTGCCCATTGTCCTGCTCCGAATTTTAAAGTATTTGCCATATCTATATTATTGAATATTGTTGTCCGTTAGCCATATCTGAAAAAGATGTCCAAGACGTTAATGTTTCTAATTCGCTATCTGTTAATGCTGAATTGTAGTATTGTAATTGTTTGGTTTTTCCGTAGAAATCGTTTGAACCATTTGCACCTTCAAGTTGTAATCTTGACAATTCAATAGGTAAGGATGCTATAGTGTAATCACTACCTAGTAGGAATCCGTTTATATGCATTTCAAAAGTATTTTCCTTGTAAAGTAATGCAATTTTATTATTGTTTGTTTGATTAATATTGTTGACAGTTATACTACCGACAGTTACATTTCCACTACTCATAAAGGCTTTTATTGTACTTGTTGTTTCGTCAACTTCTAAAGTAACTCTATTGCTAGTGTCAGCAGCACTGTGGCTTATGCTAATTCTTCTTGATTCTCCATTATTAACCAACGCACTAATCTCTGCCATCAAAACACCTTCTGAATCAGAAAACGTAGAAGCATCTCCAGAACCAGTAGCAGTTTCAGCAGCTCTAGTTACTGCTGTTCCGTTAGTAGGTATGTATGATGTTGGGTAAGATTGTTCTTCTAGTTGTGCTCCCCAAAGGTAAACTCCACTTGTTCCATCTCCTGTAAAAGTAATATTGTTGTTTTTGCTTAAATAAATACTTGTTTTAACAGATGTGGCATTTAATGTTATTGTTATAGAGCATCTATACCACCCATTACCATAATCTTCAATTTTAGAAGCATCAGGCGCTGCAATAAATTCATCTAATATAGTTCCATTTTCTAAATCAAATATCCTTCCTTGAGTTGCAAGTAGTAAACCAACCTGTTTTATTTCATCTGCTTTTGCAAAAATAGAATAAGTATATTTAGAACCTGAAGAAATACTTGAAATTGTATCTTCCATTCCGTGTGTTCCACTAACTGACGTATCTATTAATTTATCAGCATTTAAAGTTCCATCAAGCGAAATTGAAGTATTAGGAGAAATAGATGACCTAAACTTACTCCAAGCAGCGTTGTCAAATTCTTCTGAATAAGGTATTAAATTTGTAGATTGTGGCTCTAATAATAAACTAGGGCATCCATTTACAACACCATCAATCAAAGGATATTCAAGTCTAGGAACATTAATTGCCATTTCTTCTATTAACCCACTACTATTTATTCTTGTCGCAGTTGTTGCCCTTGTAAAGTCAAAGTCCCCAACCCCACTTTCAGGTAGTACACTATAAACCTTACTTGCTTTATACCCTGATGGTATCATTGCTAAACTTGGTGTTGCCATTTTAAATATCTTTAATTATTTTTATTTTTATTATCACAGAATATTAATTGAAATCTGCATTATTAACACATCCAATGGCTTCAATAGTACCACCATCTGCGATAACTCTAGCTTCATATTCTCTTGTCAAAGGGTTATCGAAATCATAATAGATGCTTCCCCACCCTACTTTTTCAGGGCTACCCCACCAACTTGTATTATAGATTTCATTTGCCATTGCTTACTTTTTTTTTGTTTTTTTTCTTCAGAAAAACTTTTAACTTTTCAATATTCTTTTTCTTAGGTTTGTACGTCATAAAACCCATCCGTTAAATGTTGAATCATAACTAGGGTAAATATCATCATTCGTATTACTTGTATATTCAGGATATGTTGCCTGATTAAAACTCATAAAATCAATAAATCTTCTAGAATACCATTCTGCATTAGTTCTTGCTTTTTCAACTAAAAAATCTATTTCGTTTTTATCTACTGAAACTGAGTTTTCTGATGTATGTTTAAATACCCCTCCTTGTTTTACCTGATATGCAGCAAAAGGATAGTAATTAGCCTGTGAATACCATATTAACATAGGTACAATATAGTCATCTAAAATTGTTTTCCATCTTGCATTAGCAGAATCATCTATATTTGGTATTGCAGCAGCTAAACCATTATACAAATCTGTTCCCATTATTTGCTGAACATCTATTTCCTGTGCAATCTTTACAAATTGTATGAACTTGTCAGTCGAAATATTCCCATCCATTATGGAATTTCTGATAAGGTCTGTTCTGTTTATGAATAATTGTGTAGCCATCTATCTTCTTTTATTTGTTGGTAAAAATCCCTCGTTTGGCATATCAATAGGTCGTTTAGCAACCAACTCACTATTCTTTTCAGGTTTAAATCCTGCCTTTCTAGCTTGATTTACACTAATTGTAGGTGCAAGTGGGCTATTTATATCAATACTCCCTTTTCCTTTCTTCATATAAGTCTTACGCATCCAAAAATGGTGACAAGCCCCTCCGCCTTTGTAAAACCAAATAGAATAGGTATCAGCACCTCTTGGTCCCCACCCTGCATTAACTGCCTGTTTACTCATCATTTCAATATCTTCTTTTCGATATATCTTTTTAGCTGCTACCATTTTCTGACAAAAATCTCTAGTAACATTTTTACCCTCTTTATCAAATGTATCTTTTAATGGTGCATATTGATAACGAACTTTAAATTGTGTTCCATCAACTGTTTCATCTTGACTACTTTTTGCATTTGGTCTTGCAGTTCCTGTTGATACAAATTCCCATAGTTTAGAAAGTAAACTTTTTCCTTTTGTGTTTAGTTGGTTTATTTGGTAATCCAAAGCATCTTCTGCTTCATAATCAACTTTTCTTTCATCAATTAATTCCCATTCACTTAAATCTTCATCTTCACCAAAAGATTCCAAAGTAACTTCTTCTAACTTAATACAATTAGGTACTTTCTTTCCATCTTTTTCTTTCATACCTCTTTGCTCGTAACCATCCCAACAAGGTGCTTTAAGTTCTTCGTGACTTACGCAAGGCATAAAATAAGTAACACCCTCTACCTCGTGTTCGTGATATCCACCACACCCCATTTCTTCAGCTACCTTTTCAGCTTCTTCTTTAGTTTCATAAGCCTGTTTTCCATCTATCTTTTTTAAGCTAAACTTCTGCATCTCAACTCCTGTTTCTTCTTCAATAGTTTCCTTGTCTTGAATAGATTGGTCTACTTCAGTAAATTCTAAAGGTTGTAAGGTCGTAAAGTATAGATTTAAGCTAATATCATTGTAAGCTAATATCTTATCAAAGCTATCTATTAAAAGTTCCTGAAATGGTCTAATAACAGTGTTATCCATTAATAAACTAGCAGTCTTTATTTCATCTGCATTGTTTCCTAATCCTGATTGGTCTTTTATACCTAATAACATAGGACTTACAATCCTGTGAGCAACCATTATTTTCTTAGTTGATTCTTCAGAAAGGAATTGATATTGGTTATGTGCATCAGATAACTGCACAGGGGTTATTTCTGCTTGACTTTCTTTATTGTCGTTAAAAGCGAGTATGAATTTCCCTGCATTGCTAGACCCTGAAAACTTTTCAGCAATCTTATTTTCTATTAATTGCCTTTCCTGTTGGTTAGGAGTACCATTGTTAAAGTTAATTAACATACTAGGGCTGAGTCCGTTAAGGATATTATTTAAGTGATAGTTTGATACTTCTTCTTCAAGTTCTGCGTATTGCAACCCACCTTGATAATCCACAGGGGAATAGTAATAAAATCCTGCCTTATAAGGTTGTATGTATAATATCTCAATATTTTCCCTTGACATACCAAAAGCAGGTATTCTTAAAGGAACATCATTTCTTTTTATGTTTGCCCAATCTTTAAAATAATAATAAGCAGGAACATCACCCTCATCATTACATTTTTCTGCTCTTAAAGTTTCAATAGGTAAGTGTTCTATCTGTGCAATAGTTTTTCTATCCTTAGAATAGATAATTTGGACTGCACATTGCCCCATCAATTTTAAATCGTAGCATAATTTTCTAACTACGTCTTTTTTAAACAAAGAAACCATTTGAGCATACTCATTTGGCTTAGCACTAGAATTAGTAGCATTTAATCCTTTTCCATAAATAGCTTGACTGATTCCATTTATAGCAGCATTATTTGTTGGACTACCATTATACCTATCAATTAAGTATTGAAAATAGTTATTATCAGCACCATATTCAATATAGTCTTTTCCTGATACCTCTTTAATTACAGGACTTGTATAAGTACTTAAATTTACAAAACCAAACTCTGATGTTTTTGTTTTTTTTATAAATTGTCCTTTATTATTTCTTAATCTTGTTTTCATATTACTAAATAAGTATTATCATAACCATTATAATCTGAATATTCACCCAAGTTCAAATCGTAGTAATTATTATTTAATTGGTCAATATCTTGATTTGTGCAAAATATTCTGTCCTTGTAAATTATTTCTAAATCTGATGTTTTTACTAAATTCTCTGCTTCTAAAAAACTTAATAAACAAGCACTATTTTCAAAAGTACCACCTGAAGAAATTACCCTTTTTTTAAATTCATCATAGCTACCTTTTATGTGATATACCTCTAAATCATAAAACCTATTCTCTGTTAAATTAAAAATAGAAGATAAATCTAAATAATTTCCATTTACTGATGCACTTGGCAATATAATAGAAACTACATCATTTGTACTATCATCTCTTAATTTTATAGTAACACTCGTTTCATATACTCTAGGTATAATCTGTATGGTTTGCTCTATTGTAGACTTTGCTAATATAATCATTATTAATATAACGTAAAAAAATAAGTTATTTGTAAAATCATTAAAGCAAAAAAAAAGCACCCAATAAAGGATGCTTAATTTTTAACTAAATAATAAGATTATGCAGTTGGGTCAATTTGTGTTGCATCAGCACTTACTGCTGCATCTAAGAAATAAGGTGCAGTTTCTTCTAATCCTTCAAAGGTTAAAGTAAAACCTGAAAGGTCTCCTGCTGCTGCTCCTGTAACTACAGTCCCTCCTGTGCATTCCATTCCATTTTCAAATCCACATAGGAAGTTGTTACCATAGTAATCTACTACTACGATATAAGGTCTAGATACTGCAAGTGTTTGCAATTCTGCCTGAGTCTTAGCATCTAAATATGTTAAAGTTAAATTTAAAGTCTGAGTATAAAAGGTTGTCCCGTTTTCTCTAGATGAGGTTACGGTTGTTTCTAAACTAGAATTTCCTTTTACATCATATTCAAACCAACTTGGTGCAGGGCTACCATCTGTGATAGTTGCTTCCTTAGTTGTGCTATCTACTGCTATCGAAGCTATTGTTCCATAGTCTGCAAATAATACTTTCTTTATGCCTCCAAAGGCACTTTTACAAGGTATTTTTCTCCCTGTTGTTAATGTACAAGCCATTGTTTTTTATGATTTTAAAAAAAAAGGGTAAGTAGATAAATTCTACCTACCCTATTTTATTGGTTAATTAATTAATTATGCGTAAGATACGATATCAGAAGCGATTCCGAATTGTACCCCTGAAGTAAAACGCATTACCATTCTAACATTGTTAGAAGCGTCTAAATCTGCCATATCTAAAACCTTAACTTCTTGAGTTGAGTTTAGTAATCCCGTACCAAAGTATAGGTTGCTTTTCTGTGCAGCATACATTTTGTCATCAGATAATCCCGGGCAAACAAATATCTTAACTCCGTTTACAGTTAAAGACCCATTGTTCCACCATTGAGTACCCATATTCTGTACACCATTTGCTCCAAGTCCGTTAGCACCAAATCCTCCTAATGCTTGAACATAAAGTTTTGCAGCTTTAGATGAAATGTATAAGAATAAATCTTCTTTTCCATATAATGCAGCAGGAATAGCTTCAACAACGTCAGATAATTTCTCTACGATGTTAGCAGCAGTTAATGCAACAGATGTTAAAGCCTGACCTGCAGGTACATCTCCTGCAGTTACAGCAGCAGCGATTAATTTTTCAAATCCATCAAATGAATTTTTAGATGCAGCAGCAGTATCTCCTTGCCAAATGTTAAACTCAGTATTTTGTGCAACCTCAGCAGCAACGTGAGCAATCATAAAGTCTGCAAATTTTGGAGGTAAAGACTGACCTAAACCATATCCCATTTGCTGAGATTCCCAATCGTTTACGAAGTCATACTTACATAATTGTAAATTTACTTGTAATTCAGTTGGTTGTAAAATTCTTTCAGTTAATGTTACAGTTGATGTTGGGTTAAAATCACACCCTGCAGCAGTTACGATTGCATCTGTTGCTAATTTCTTGATTACTTCTTTAAAAGCAATGTTAGATTTTACTGTGATTCCTCCATCATCAATAGTTGATGCACTCAATAAAGCAGCAGCGATATACTCGCCTGCAAATTGTCCTGCATAAGTCGTAGTGATGTTTGTTGTAGTAGCTAATTCTACGTTTTTTAAATTACTCATTGTATTTTATTTATTTAATTTATTTAATACTCTATCTAATGTTGATGTAAATTTACCTTTAGCAAATTCTACTTTTTTAATTGTTTTGCTTTTAGATTCAGGATTGTGTTTAATTGGTTTTGCAGATGCTTCTGATAATTCAGCTTTAACTTCTTCAGGAATTTCTTCTGAAAATTCTTCTTTTACAGTTCTTGACTTTAAAGGTGCTTGTACTTCATTTGACATTTCTTCTTCTTGCATTTTGCTTTCCTTGTCAGCCTTTAAGTCTGCAATCGCATCTTCTAGGTTTTGAATTCTTTTTTCCATTCCCTCCCAATCTGCAACATCTGCCATTTCTTCTTCTTTTTTTTCTTCTTCTTCAGCTAGGTCTTCAGTAATTTCTTCTCCCTCTTTTGTTTCCTTTGCAGGAACTTCGTCAGATACTTCTCTAACATCTCCTATAACACCTTCTTCTTCAACTACAACTAATCTACCATCTTCAAGTAAATATTCTCCGACAGGCATTGCTACCTTTTCATCATCTGTTACTATAAAGATTTCTTTTCCTTTTTCAAATGATTCTGCACTTACTATTGTGCCATTCTCTAACTTGGTTTCTTCAAGTTTAACTTCAATATTTAGAAGTGTTTTAATTTGATTTAACATTTCGGTTGATTTCATATTATTTATATAACGATTATTAATTTAAATTTTGCATTTTCAGTTTGAGCCTGTAATATTTCCTATTCCCTGTGCACCAATAGACCCATCACAACAATCTCTAGAATATGTATTAGTGTCCCAACATAAACAAGCACGTGAACTTCCCTGTGGGCTTGTTCTACTACCTATGTAAATGCCTTTGTTTTTTGGTCTATTTCTGTTCATCAGTTAAGATTTCAATTATTTTTAGTAATGTCTCTTTATCACTTTGACTTGACATATCTTCTTTAATTTCTTCTTTAGGTGATTCCATTTTGTCTGCAAAATAACCCTCAATAGAAAAACCTTTAACTTTATTTGTTCTAACATATTCATTCCAAATTTCTTCATTATTAACTTTTACTGCTCCCATCCAAGTTCCAACAGGAACATTCAATCCGTACTTTCTTGACTTGTCTTGCACCTCATCTTCAACTATCCAACTTTCTACCAATGTCAAACCTTTTAAGTCTTTTGAGTGTTCTAAGGTTGAATTGTTTTGATACCCATTTCTTAAATACATTTGTGATGCTTTTGAAATAGTATCTTTTGAGAAAAATATGTAATAATCCCCTTGTTCGTTTTTTCTGTATATTGGTTTATTAGGTATTAATAAAGCGCCTAGTAATATTCTTTTTTCTTTGTCTATTTCTGCTAACTTAACTTCCTCACCTTTTAAGGCTACAAAATCAGATTCTATTGCAGGACTTTCTACGATTGAAATTGCTTCAATTCCACTTTCTTCTTGTTCCTCGTCTAATATTAATTCAACTATTCTCATAATGTTATAACGTATTAAATTTTAAATTTTGCTTTTTTAACCTATTGAAGCATCATCAATAATATTTCTATCTAATTCTTGTGCAGTTGTTACCTCACTAGAAACTACATAAGTCTGTATAGGTATTTGTGATTGACCACCTATCGCACTTGCTAATTGATTTGTACCACTTGCTCCAACTATGTTAAATGCAGGGGATTGACTTTCTATTTCTGTTGGTGCAGGTATTTGTTTTGGTGGTCTTACTTGGTCAGGTTTTGGTGCACCACCTTTTCCTAATGCAGATAATGCTTTTGCAGTTGCAGCTACGTTTGCAGCTATTCCTATTCCTGCCCCAATAGTATTTGCAGTAACTAATTTTGCAGCTATACCTACTGATGCTCCTGCTGTTGGAATTGCTAATGCTGCCCCTTGTGCAGTTATGGCTGCATTTGATGCTTGTGTTTCTATTACTGTTCTAGCAACATTTACTGCAGATTCTCCAATTATTGCTGCTGCCTGTAACCCTTTATTTTTTCCTGCTAATTGGCTCAGCAAATTAAAACCTGCTGATATATTGTTAAGGTTTTGAGTTTGTAGTTTTTTCTTAAAATTAACTAATTCCTGCTCAATTTGTTTTTGTTTTTCAGCATCTGTTATTTTTGCCTCTGTTATTTTATTATCATAAAATGCTATAATTTCTGCCTCTTGTTCTTTAGTTAATGTTAAATCTTCAAGTTCTTTTAATTTTCTTTCTTTTAATAATTCAGCTTTTTGTACTTCTGTTTCTGCTTGTTCATTTTCCCTTTGCTTTGTAATATCATCTAATACTTTATTTACTTCTTCAGTATTTTTAATTACCTTTTCAAGTGCTTCTTTTTTAACAAAACCAACTCCTGCTACAAATGTATATTCATTTTCAAATTCATCTGCGTTTGCTTTTTTTTGTGCTGCTTCTTCAGCATTTAATGCTATAATTTGACTTGTAACTTCTTTTGCTTTTGTTAGTTTTGCAGTTTCTAGGTTTATAAGTTCTGCTTCTAGCCTTGCTTCTTCTTCCTTATCTTCTATTTTAGATTTTCCTAAAGCATTTTCCTTTTGTTTAGCTTCAAACCTTAATCTAGCTGCTTCAATTTCTTTATTTGTTATTTCCTCCTCTATTGCTCCTGCTTGTTTTAAAAATTCAATTCTTTCAAGTGTACTAAACTTTTCTTTATCAATAGCTTTTTCTAATAACTCTGCCCTATCCCTATTTGCTTTTGCTCTATCTACAATATTTTTTCTTTCTATCTTATCTGCCTTTGCTCTTTGGTCAGCTATTTGACCTGCAATTATAGCTTCTTCTTTTAATTCTTTTACAAATCCTTTAGTTGATTCTGTTACTTTATCTATTGTATTTTTAACTCCTGTTAAACTATCTACGTAACTACTTCCTGCTGACTTTGCATCTTCTAAAGCACCTTTAAAATCCCTACTAAATACTTTTTTTATTGCCTTTCCTAAAAAACCAAAAGTATCAATAAGACTTTCAATCCTATTAGTTATATTTTCTTTGATTGAATTTTTTAAATCAATTATAGCTTGTTTAGGATTCTCAAATGCTGAAATAATAGCCTCACCAAAGTCTGCCAATAAATCAACTAGGTTTCCTACAACTGAGCCAATTATACCCAATAATTTTGCATACTTATTTTGACCTTCTTCTGATGATTTAAAAGCAGTTGTTACTGCAGTAATAGCAATCAATAATGCACCTATTCCTGTTCCTATTATAGCAACCTTTAAAAGATTCATTCCTTTAGTTGCACCACCTAAACCACCTTGAAGGTTTTTTAATCCTGATACTAAGCCTCCTGTTTGCTTATCTACTAAACCTAAAGCACCACTATAATCTGCAGCATTTTCTGTTGCTTCCTTTAGTTCTTCATTTGCTTTTTTCCTATCTTTATTTAAGTCTTTTAAGGCAATCTTTTCATCTTTTAATGCTTCCTTTTTTTCCTTTAAAGCATCCTTTATTTTCTTCTGTGCAGCTAAGTCTGTTTTAGATGTTTGGTTTAATTGCTTTTCATATTGACGAATTTCTTTTTCTAAATCATCAATTAAACTTTCCTGTAGTTTTAATGATTGATTTAATTCATCAACGTTTTTCTGTGCATCTTCGGTTGATAGCTTTAAAGTATATTCTTTTTCTATTGCCATTTGATAGTATTTTTAATATGTTTTAATCCTGACTTTAAGTTTTTAGGCAAAGCATTTTTACCCTGTGCAATTTTTATGTTTTCCGTTTCTCCTTTTGCTATCTGCAATAAGTCTATTATATTTTTTATCATAATGTTGTGAATGAATATGGTGCTGATGGTGATGATGCATTTAATAGAATATCATAAGCAACAATAGTTACAGAATAAGTTGTTCCTGATGTTAAGCCTGTAATCGTATCTGAATAGGTTGTTTGTAATGGTTGTGCTAAAGACCCACCAACAGGGCTTCCATTGAAAGATATAACATAATAGGACATAGTAGTTCCATCAGGCGATACAGATGGATTCCAATTTATAGTTACAGATGTTTGACCTATATTAGTAGCATTAACCCCTCCTACTGTACTAGGTGGTGCTTGTGATGTTGTAGTTAATGTACTTTTAACATCATTCAATAATTCAAATTCTGTTTTCCCTGTTGTTAAATTAGTTGTTAGAGAATTTATCTTATAATTATTTTGACCTATTTGTATAAGGTTATTTAACTGCAAATTATAATAAATCTTCATAGGTAGGTATGCAGTAACCTTTGTTAATCTTCTTCTATTATTAAATACGTTACTTATGTATGTTCTATAATCAGTGTAAAATAATGTATCTGTAAAATCTAAAGAATTAACCCCTGCTTCATTTGCCTGATATTCATTTATCTCATTTCCAAAATGTATATTTTCTTTACTTGTAGATGATGATAAAGCCAAAGCATTTGATGGAATGTAGTAATCATCAATATCTAATTTTACTCCTGCAACAAAATCCCTTATTCTTATGCTTGTTCCATTCGATTGCCTAATAGGATAAAATAATAAAGGCGAGCCAAAGTAAGGCTCTTGGTTATCATCTACAAAATAACCCCATTGAACAGTAGTTGCAGTTCCACCCTGCACATCATAAAGCCTTTCATATTGCAAATGCTCAAAAGGTACTTCTAGATTATAAGGTTTTGATGGTGCATCAAATATATCTCCATTTAAAGTATATTGTAAGCTACCCCATTGTGTATTATTTAACTGCTCAAATTGTTTTGCTAAAAATGTTCCTAGTCCTTTGTATTTAAATTCTACACTTGAAAAAGGTAACGCAACATTAACTGCTGATTTTGTAGTATCTAAATACTTGTCAATATTTATAGGCTCTGATACAATATTTGAAAATTCAACACATTCAACTGACTCAACAGTTCCTCCATCTGCAATTACTCTTTTCACATATTGATTCCCTGTTCCTGCGTCATAATAACTATCTAAAGTTCTAACAACAATAGTTCCTGTATTATCTACATAAGCAGTTAAATTAAACATCTTAAAAAGACCTGTCAAGAATTCTATGATAGTCATCTTAGGCATTTGCTCCTGT